TTCATATATTCTGCCAGCTGTACAGAAGCCAACATAATGATTCCGTATTTTTTTGCCATCTTATCAAGCTCGCGACTATCTCTTACAAGAGATAAGTCTTGTCTCTGACCCTGAAAATCTCCGTCTTGAATTTTAAATGTATCGTAAAGAACCGTATCGTATCCATACCTCAATACATTCTCACGAATCTTCTTTTTAACGACACTCATATCTGCATCGCTGATTGCAATAAATTTTACTTTCCCCTTATAATTCTCTCTCCAAAACTTCTGAACATCTGATAACTGATCTCTACTTTCTTTGCTGATATCTCCAGATCCCATTTTCTTTTTTGTCAATTTGAAATATCGATTTCTCTTACCAAGAAGCCATACCATGAATTTAATTTTAAATTTTTTAATATTCTCCTCATTCGAAATAATCAATACTTTTTTGTCATAATATAAAAGCGCCATAATTACAGTAACCCACCATGTAGATTTACCAGCACTTGAGAATCCTCCCATCATAGTAAACGTGCCTTCTAACAAACCCATTGTCTGTCTGGATAAAAAAGGAAAACAATTTATTTCTTCACCATTTTTGTCATATCCTGCAATATCAAATGGAACTCCATTTTCTTCTCCGCTGCTACAAGACTCAATAAATTCATCATCGAAATCAATCTCTTCTTCCTCAATAATTTTGCTTGAATACCCAGTTCCATATGTACTCATCCTCGCTTCATACCAGTCCGTCACTTCTTCAGCAGACATTTTTCTGAATAATTTCAGTGGAATAATTCTCTTTCCATCAACGTCAATTTCTTGCAGAAGTCCAAATCCATCATCGTGCATATGCAACAAAATATTCTCTCTGTACAAAATATCCGCATATATATCAAAATTATGTATATTGATAATGTCAATCTGGTGCTGAATGGTTTCCCATCCTCCCATATCTTCAAAACGATCAATCACTTCCTGTTTTAAATTTGACAAAATGGTAATTTCATCCAGAGAATAAAATCCCTTTTTTCGTAATAAATCGAGCATTGAAAAGTAAAATCGTCCATCTTTTGTTATAAAATCTTCTTTTTGGAATTTCGTATCATCAAGTAGCAACATATCCTTAAAGAAACAGCTAACTACATTCCCCTCTGCTTCTATTCTTTTCTTTAGAAGCTGTGCTGGATATTTTTCTTTAACACCTGTAATAAATTCCCTGTCTATAATTAGTCACCAACTTCCGCTTCAATATCTGATAAATTTCTTCTCTTTTTCTTCCTCTTATATTTCACTTCTGGTAAATCATATTCAATGCATTTTTCATGCTCAACATTACTATTCCCTGATATATTGACATAATCAGCCAATGAATTTTTTAGAATGGCTGCAAAGTATCTTATTTTCCCATACTCTTTAGGAAAATCTTTTCCTTGAATTACTGATGTTAAATACACTTCATTTTCTTTTAAATAGGAAAGTAACAGTTCATATCCAAACACATCTACCAATTCGTTAACTTCCTTATAAATACATGTATTTGTAACTTTATAACCGAAAATATTATAGATATAAGAATATGCTTCATCTTTCAATTCTTTGTTTCGCAAAATCTCATTATATTCATCTTCATTGCAGTAGTAGGTGTTCTTACCACCCACTACTACTTTAAATGCTTCATTGCGTTCTACTTTTTTATTACATTTCCTGCATTTTACCAGCATCTATTTCTCCTATTTCATCATGTCGTAAATTTTCTCAAGTCCCTCTCTATCGACATCATTCAATTTTCCATACTCAGAAATCACTTCTCTCACAGATGCTTTTAAATCTGAATCTGTACATTCTTTAAACATTTTTCTAATCACCGTGTCAAGATTATCCGGATATCCAGAAATAGTTCCCTCTCCCTCTGTTTCATCTAAAACATCTTCTTCAAAAGGAAGTTCTTCAATATCTTCTTCCTGTACTGTTGGAGTTGTATTTGGTTCTGATACTACTGATTTAACCATGGTGTTGCCGGCTTTCTTCTTAGAATTTTTAATAGCATCTTTTAATGCTCTAAGAAGTTCATCTGCATCAAGAGCAATCTCTGGTTCTATTGCTGACAAACGTGACTTACTATCAATAGAATAATTATCGTCTCTAAACACAATCTTTCTCTTTTCATCTTTTACTTTACTGACTGTTACCTCTTTCTTTG